CACAGCAGGACCACAAACACTGAAGTAAGCGCCGGTCGGACCGGCCGGCGCCCTAACCCTAAATAGTAGTACTAACGCTACGGAGAACGGCATGAGCATCGTGACAAACCCCAAGCGCCTCGCCCTGGTTGTGATCGACACGGCCCGCCAGCGCTATACGCGATACCTCGGCGCACAGAAGGATCACAGCATCGAAGGCGACTGGCTGACGGAACGCGAAGTTGAGCACTTCCGCATCAACCCGCTTGACTTCATCTGTACGCATTGTGCGTCGGAAGTCGCATGAGAGTGCTCATCTGCTTCTGTTCGGTCTTCCTGATCCTGACCGTGCTGACCTGGACGATTATCGAACTTGTGCAGGTGCTGTGATGAGCACCGATCAGCCATCAGCGTATCGCAGGATGCTTGATCGCAATCGCGCCCGACGTGCAGAGCGCCGGGTAGAAGTTTTGGCTAAGACCGATGGATGCTGCTTTTATTGCTTGGCGCCGCTAGAGGGTCATTGGGAGATTGATCACGTAGTACCCCGCTCGCGGGGAGGCTCGAACAGGTTCGAAAACCTTGTTCCAGCGTGCGCGGATTGCAATCACGACAAAGGCGCTCGGACGCCCGAGGAATGGCTTTAATGAAGCGACCAGCTTTCCAGTTTTACCCGGCCGACTGGCGTAAGGATGCAGCCTTGCAAAGCTGCTCCCTGTGCTCGCGCGGCTTGTGGGCGGAGATGATGTGCATCATGCATGAATGCGACCCGTACGGGACGCTCTCGGTGAATGGCAAGCCCATGGGCGCACCTCAACTCTCGCGTCTCGTTGGTGAGTCTGAAAAGGGCGTCAAAAAGCTTTTGCAGGAACTGGAAGACGCCGGAGTCTTCAGTAGGGACTCCGAAGGACGGATTTACTCCCGTCGCATGGTGAAAGACGAATACGTTCGGAACGTTCGCGCTGAAGGTGGAAAGGCCGGTTCTGAACATGGTGCAAAAGGTGCGGAACATGGGAAGAAAGGGGGGCGTCCCGCGAAACATAAGGGGGGTTTTGAAACCCCCCTTCCGAGTGGTGAAGAACCCCCCCCTTCATCTTCTTCTTCATCTTCTACTTCGGTAGGTACTAATCACTCTCTTGGTGACTGTGAAGTAGAAGGCGCGAACGTAGTCCCGATGAGCGCGGGATTGCTGTCGAGAGTGATGAGGGAATTTGGGATTCAGTCCAGTCCCGCAGATCCTCGATTGATCGCTCTTGCTCAGCAAGGCGTGTTGGCGGAAACGGTGCGAGCTGCATGCGAGCAGGCAAAGCGCGCAAAGCCGAATGAGGCAATCCCGCCCGCGTACGTGACGACGATCATTGAGCGGTGGGCAGCAGAAGCATCGAATTTGAAAGCAACCGGGGCGAAAGCTCCTGCAGGCGGGAAGGCGCAGAAATTCGACCCTGTCGCCTACGTGAACCAAAACCGAGCGAGTAACGACCATGAACGCCCCGACGACTACATCGACGTTTAAGCAAAGCATCTGGCTTGAGCAGCACCCGAAGTTGGGGATCTCGCTCATGGACCACCTGTTCAACCGTTTTGACGGCGCCTATCCGAACCGCTGGCGTGCAGCGTTTGCAAGCGAGCAGGCGATCTCGAACTGGCGCGAATCGTGGTCGGAGGCATTCGACGAAGAAGGCCTGACGCCGCAAATGATCTCGGATGGCCTGAAGGCTTGCCGCAAGTCGTACGACTGGCCGCCGTCCCTGACCGAGTTCCTGAAAGCCTGCAAGCCACAGGTCAACGTCGATGCAGCGATCTACGAGGCCATCGAGCAGATGCGCAAGCGGCAGCACGGCAAGGATACATGGAGCAATCCGGCGATCTACTGGGCAGCAGCCAAGGTGGGGGAATTCGACATGATCAGCCAATCGTTTTCGAGCATCAAACCGCGCTTTGAGGCGGCGTTGAAAAAGGTTCTGGAAGGCGAAGTTCTTCCGGTGCCGGCGCGCGTCTCCGCTCTGCCCGCTCCTGGCGCCGCTGAGTCGACCCGTGAGTATGGCGCCCAACGCCTGGTGGAAATTGGGGCCACCGAAGCATTCAAGCGTGGCCCGCGCGGCCCCGGATTGCACTGGGCGCACCAGATCATCGAAGAAGACAAGCGCACCGGGAAGGTTCCGCTGAACAAGCTGAATATCGCCCGCCAGGCGATTTTCAATGTGACGGGGAAAGAGGCATGAGCCGCCAACTCAAGCCCCGAATCGTCGAGTTCTTCGCGGACCAACCGCACGGCGCGCCAGTCTGGCAGATCGCGGAAGCGCTTGGATCGAGCAACGACACCACCGTCCAGGCGCTGCGCCGGATGGCTGAGCGTTGCGAAGCGGTGCTGGTGTGCGATTCCGCCCTGCTCCCGCATACCGTGTGGACGATGCCGCCCCATTCGACGCCTCAGATCTTCCGGGCCATGGAAACGCTTCAGGCAATGCAGAACGCTGCGAGGCAAGCATGACACCGGGTGAAGTGGCCGAGGTCGCCGAGGAAATCGCCGGCTGGTCATTGCAGGAGCGACGTGCCTACCTTGCGAATCTTGAGATGTTTAGTGCCGAGGATGCATCGCAGATAAAGGAAGCGCTTCAGGCGCTTTGGACTGAACGGAAGTAATGGGGGTGGGGATGGAACAGATAGCAAACATGGCGGGTAGCAGTACTAAGCGGATGCAGGCCCTCGGCCGACTCAAGGCCGGCGTGATGAACAAGACCGAGTCGGCATACGACGCCGCCCTCGCCGCTCGCAAGCATGCCGGCGAGATTGCCTGGTATCGCTTCGAAGGTGTCAAGTTGCGCCTCGCTGACAACACGTTCTACACGCCGGACTTCGCTGTGATGCTGGCTGACGGTGCAATGGAGTGCCACGAAGTGAAAGGGTACTGGGTTGATGACGCTCGCGCAAAGATCAAAATCGCCGCTGACCAGTACCCGTTTCGATTTATCGCCGTGACTGCCAAGACAAAGAAGTCTGGCGGTGGCTGGGCCGTCGAAGAGTTCTGAGGGAGGAAACAACATGAGCAAGAGCCAAAAGCAACACAAGCCGCACTACGACCGCAACAAGTCCCCTATTCATCGCCTAGCAGCGATTACCCGGCTGACGGTCGCGAAGATCGCACGGGAGCCGATGACGGATGCGGAAATCGGCCGGCTCGAAATCGCCGTTTTGGCAGCAATAGATTGCATCGCGAAAGGATTCGGGACCGGTGATCACTGGGACGTAATCGCCAAGGCTATCAATCAGTCATGGATTTTCGCGACAGAGGCAGGAACCGGCGAAGAGGCGAAGCCGTATCTGCTGGTGGCACAACAAGGAATGGAGCGCATGAAGAAGCGCTTCCTTAAGACCGGAAAGATGGCGTTTGATGGCCTCGCGCTGGAGTCGGTGCGACGCGCGGTCGAGATTTGGCGCGATCAGCTGACGATGAGCACGCTGGGTGAGTTGACCGCAGCGAGCGATGTGGTGCAGCGGCACTTTTACCGGAAGGAGGCAGCATGAACAACTGGACACCCGAAGAGGAAGAGATCCTTCGCAAAGCATGGCTCGGCGAGGAAAACTTCAAGCGCCAACTCATCCAGATTCCGCGGCACGGCTACGACGCTGCAGTATGGCATGCGCGCGTTGTGATGGGTCTCGGGCCACGCGCTCATTCCGATCGAGGTGCATTGGCCTATGCATGGGACCTTATCAAGGCGGAACTGGAAAAAGCACCAGGTACCGTCGCTGAGCTTGTGAGCCGCGCTGAGCTATCCCAGACAGTCATTGATCGCAAGCTTCGCCTGGCCGATCCTGGCCCCGATGGTCGGGCGCATGTCATCGGCTGGCGCAAAGGTAGCCGCGGTGGTCCTCCTGCAGCGATCTATGCGATTGGACCGGGTGAGAACGTCCCGCGCCCATCTGCTCAAACACTCGCTGAAAAAGGAAAGTTGTTCAAAGTGCGTCGACGGATCAGGAAAACCGGCGCAGCAATGAAGAACCCCTTCGCCGCCGCTCTCGGTCTTGTCGAGGCGCCAAAGGGTAATACGGGTCGGGTTTATATCCACCTGACCGACTCGAAACACGACGAATTTGCAGATGAGTTGGAGTGTGCCGCATGAGCGATCGCGAGATAGAACAAGGGGGTGGGGAATGAACTGCAAACGGGGTGATCTGGCTTACCTCTCGGCGGATTGCGTCGACGAGGGCGTGATCGTCGAAGTGCTGACTTCGGCGGGGTTGAGTGCAAACGGTGTACCGGCATGGTTTTGTCAATCGCGATCTCCCATTGATTGCACGACCGAGCGGACGAACAGACGCAAGCGCGCCCGAAAGCGCCCGACTGGATATCTGATCATGAAAGCCTTCCGACTTTCTGACGAGGCCCGCGCGGCCGTGAACGCTGCTGTTGATGCAGCCGCCAATAAGCCTCCCATGACGCGCGCCGAAGAAGTGAAAGCCCTGATGGCGAAGGGCATGAAGATCACCGTCACCGGTAAGTGGTGCGTGTGGGCATTCGCTCCGCGCAAGATCGCGCAGGCTTTGGGCGCTCCCTTCATCGCTGCGTTTCCGGCCGCCGCTGATCTGGCTGATTACATGAAGCTCGGCGGCGAGATCGTCACAACGAGGCCGTAATGACCTTTGCCAACCCTTCGACACCGAATCTGGCCGACTTCACCGTCTTTTGCTATGCCCAGGGCGTGCCGCAGGGTGATCTGCCGTCTGGTTCC